GGGTGCAGCAATAAAAGGATTTAAATTTATAGGAGTTAAATAATGTGGTTTTCAGCAATTAAACTTGCAGTTTCTGCAGGATCAAAAATTTACGCAAACAAACAAAAAGCTAAGATGGCAATGTCAGATGCACAACTATTACATGCAGAAAGACAAGCACGAGGAGAGGAAGCTTATCAGGGAAAATTATTAGAGGCTCGACAGTCGGACTGGAAGGACGAGGCCGTTTTGATAATTCTTAGTTTGCCCGTGTTGGTGCTTGCATATGCAGTGATATCGGATGATCCAACTGCGATGGACAAAGTAAAATTATTTTTTGAGATGTTCTCGCAGCTACCGGGATGGTTCACAAATCTGTGGATCCTTGTAGTGGCGAGCATTTATGGAATTAAGGGAACACAAATATTTCGTAATGGAGGGAAGAAATGATTTGGAATTGGATAAAAAATTTATTTAAGCCAAAAGTTCAAAAAGATCCACATGAAGAAATGTTCGAAAAGAATGAATATTCTGTAGAGCAGCTTCAACAAATGACAAAAGGGGATCTTAAAAAGTTAAGAGCACAAGGTAAAATAAAAAGTATTGCACATCCTTTTTATTAGTATATAGATTCACTATGAGTCTAAGATCTACTCTTATAAATGCATTAGAGGATAGGTATAACGCACAAATATCAGAGGCGGATGCAACAGTGCAAATTTATTTAGAAAAACCAGTTGCTATAGGAGAACATCCACAACATCTAGATGAGATAGATAAATTAATTGAAAAGATTGCTCACGCTGAAGAAAAATTACAAATCTTACAACAATTTAAAATATGATTCGTGGAGATAGCTCCGAATATGAATTATTAAAAAAATGGTGCGAGACATTACCATTTTATGAAGAACCTAAAACAGTGACTACTTGTGAAGTTGGTGTGAGAGAAGGTTTGGGTTCACAAATAATAATGATGAGTATTAGTCCTAGAATAGGGAAAACTGAATATCAACATTATGCAATAGATCCTTACGGTGATCTTAAATATGACCATTTTGATAATAATCCACGATGGAAAAGAGATGGTGTATGGACTTCAGAAGCACCAACATATTCTAATAATATGCGAGATCAAATGGTAAAAGACTTTGCAACAAATCCTAATTTTAAATTTTTTAACATGACCGATATTGAGTACATGAATATATTTAATTTAAGTAAAACAATTTATGATTTAGTATTTCTTGATGGTCCACACACTACAAAAGATATTTTAAGAGAGGCTCTTTGGTTTGCAGAAAGATCTAGAAAAGGTACAAGAATTATAATTGATGATTTTACATTATGTAATTTCGAAGTTATTAGAGCTGCAACTTCATATTGGGATTTTAAAATTTACGAAAAAGGAAAACATAAAGTTTGTTTAGAAAAATGTTAGATCCTCACACTAAAGAACAAATTGAAAATGTGGCCAAACGACAAATTAAAGATGTCAAGGATCATATCTGCTATGGGGTTGAAACGGAATCTCAGTTAATGTATGCTAGGGGCAGACTCAGCGCATTAGAAACGCTGCTTCAGGATATTAAAAACCTGCACAAGGAGGATAACGATGGTACAACTGATTAAACCTAAACTTACAGATTTCGGTTCGAAAGAAAATAAGGAAGAGGTAAAATCACAAATTCCAACAGATCCAGAAGGCATCAAAAAATATCTTGAAATCATACCAAACCCTGTAGGATACCGTATGCTTGTAAGACCATGGTCAGGCCAAGCAAAAACAAAAGGCGGTGTTATCTTAGCAGACGAAACTCAAGACAAAATTCAAATGACTACTGTTGTTGGACTTGTTGTAAAAATGGGTGACCTTTGTTATCAAGATAAAGAAAAATTTCCAAAAGGTGCTTGGTGTAATGAAGGCGAATTTGTCATTTATGGCAGATATGCTGGAAGTAGATTTCAGACTAAGTACGGAGAACACCGTATATTAAACGATGACGAGATCATAGGAACTATAGGTAAGCCAGAAGATATTCTCCATTTATTTTAAAGGAGGATAAACATGGCAGAAGTAAAAGACTATAGTGCGGAAGCTCTATTAGCCAAAGAAAAAGAAGTCGAGTTAGATACTGATGACGTAAAAGAAGAAAGTATTGAACTCGAACAAAAAGAAGAAACTAAAAAAGAACCTAACTTAAATTTAGGTGAAGTAGATTTAGGTTATACTGATCATTCAAAACCTAAAGAAGAAAAATCAGAGAAACCTGAAATTGAAATAACAGAAGAAAAAGAACAACCGAAACAAGAAACAAAAGAAGAAACACAAACTGAAGAAAAACCAAACTTACAAGAATCAAGAAGAGATTATCAAAAAAGAATAGATAAACTTGTTTTTCAAAAGAAAGAAGCTGAACGAAGAGAAAAAGCAGCTCTTGATTTTGCAAAAGGTTTGCAAAAAAAATACGACCAAACCTCTCTTAAATTTAAAGAATCTGACGAACAGTATCTTAAAGAATTTGATGCTAGAGTAGATGCGCAAAGAGAACAAGTTAAAGTGGCTTTGAAACAAGCTATTGAGTCTAATGATGCTTCACAAATTATGGAGGCAAATGATAAGCTGACTCAATTGGCTGTTGAAAAAGAAAAGGCTCGATTAGAATTATCTAATAGAGAAAAACAAAAAAAAGAAGAAGAAACTAAAAAAACAACAAACAACGTACAAGCTGAACCTCAAACAGCGGAATCATCACAACAAACACAAATTACACCTAGAGCTAAGAAGTGGGCTGAGGAAAATGAATGGTTTGGAACTGATGAGGTCATGACTAATGCTGCTATCACAATACATAATAATATATCTCAAGAGGGTATTGAAGTGGACAGTGATGAGTATTATAATGAAGTTAATTCAAGACTAAGGAAGTATTTTCCTGAAAGTTTTGATAACACTAAGGACGAGCCTAAAAAAGAAGCACCGAAACCCGTCCAAACGGTTGCTTCGGCTGGTCGTAGTCAACAAGGACGCAGAACTGTGAAACTCACCAAGTCACAAGTAGCTATTGCTAAACGATTAGGGGTGCCACTAGAGGAATACGCTAGATACGTGAAGGAGGATAAATAATGAGTACAATTAAGAGAACTTCACGAGAGTCTGAGACAAAGGTAACGAAAGAAGCCAAAAAAGCTTGGGCTCCACCATCCAGTTTGGATGCGCCACCTGCACCGAACGGGTACAGCCATAGATGGATTCGTACTACCGTTCAAGGTTTTGAAGATACAGCTAATGTATCTAAAAAAATGAGGGAAGGTTGGGAATTTGTAAAAGTCGAACAAGTACAAAACGAGATCGGCACTAACAAGTATCCTTACTATACCGAAGGTAAATACGAGGGGTGTATTGGAATTGGGGGCCTTGTGCTGGCAAGGATACCAAATGAGATTTTGGAAAGCCGTGCGGAGTATTTTAAAAGACTCACGCAAGACAGAATGAATGCGGTGGACAATGATCTTATGAAGGAACAGCACCCAGACATGCCGATCAATATTGATAGGCAGTCTAAAGTGACCTTTGGTGGTGGAAGCAAAAAATAATTTTGCAATAGCCATTAGGGTTTAACGTAAACTGTTAAAAGGAGAAACATAACATGGCAAACGTAAGTGAAAAGTTTGGTCTAAGACCTTACAGAAAACTAGACGGCACACCATTAGTTGGAGCTCAAAACAGATATACGATTGCGTCAGGATATTCAGATGCGATATTCCAAGGAGAAATGGTTGAACCATTAGGAACTGGTAATATCCAAAGACATGGTCCTAACACATCGGATGCTGTTGTGGGTGTTTTTAACGGATGTTTTTACACAGACCCAACTACGAAGAAACCAACATTCAGTAATTTCTATCCTGGCGGTATCGCTGCTAGTGATATTACTGCATTCGTCATTGACGATCCAGATGCAGTATTCTTGATAGATGCTGATGAGGCTTTCACAAGAGCTGATCTGTACAAGAACTATTCTGTTACAAATACAACAGGTGTGACTACAACAGGATTATCGAAACAACAACTAGACGTTAGTGTTTCAGGAACTGCAACTACATTCGCTATTCAAGCGATTGATATTTGTCAAGATCCAGAAAACTCTGACACTGGTTCGGCAAACGCAAATATTCTTGTTAGAATCAACAACCACTTCTACAGAAGTGGAACAGGTATAGCGTAATAAAGGAGAATAACTATGGCAATATCACGATCACAACTAGTTAAAGAACTAGAGCCAGGTTTGAATGCTTTATTCGGCCTGGAATATAGTAGATATGAAAATCAACATGCGGAGATTTTCACTACTGAAACATCTGACAGAGCTTTTGAAGAAGAAGTAATGTTAAGCGGTTTTGCTTCTGCACCAACTAAACAAGAGGGTGCTGGAGTAGTGTTTGATACAGCAGGTGAAACTTTCACAGCTAGATACAACCACGAAACAATTGCTTTAGCATTTGCTATCACTGAAGAAGCAATCGAAGATAACCTATATGACAGATTAGCTGCAAGATACACAAGAGCTCTTGCAAGATCTATGTCAAATACGAAGCAAGTTAAAGCTGCTAACGTATTGAACCAAGCACAATTTACTGCTGTAACAGGTGGAGACGGTAAGCCTTTAATCGCTTCTGATCACCCACTTGCAACTGGCGGTACATTTGCAAACGTTCTTTCTGTTGCTGCAGACTTAAACGAAACTTCACTTGAGCAATCGTTAATCGACATCGCAGGATTTGTAGATGAAAGAGGATTAAGAATCGCTTCTCAAGGTAGAAAAATGATAATTCCAAAAGAATTACAATTTACTGCTGAGAGATTGATGAAGTCTCCTCAAAGAACTGCAACTGCTGATAACGATATCAACGCAATCGCTTCTATGGGAATGGTACCAGAAGGGTACTCAGTTAACAATTTCTTAACTGATACTGATTCTTTCTTCCTATTGACTGACATTCCTAACGGACTAAAACATTTCGTTAGATCGCCAATCAAAACTGCGATTGAAGGTGACTTCGATACTGGTAACGTAAGATTTAAAGCTAGAGAAAGATACTCTTTTGGATTCTCAGATCCTAGAGCAATCTTTGGTAATGGAAATCTACCAAC